TTAGTGGAGGAGAGCAATCCGGTAAAAGCCTGACTATGGCCGAGAAGCTCGAAACCCACTACCTAGAGGACGGCGACAACGAGAATGAGGCCCTCCTTTACTGGCTGGTGGGCCATAGCTATGACCATACCCGCAAGGAGTTCCAGTACCTCGTTGAGGACTTCTCCAAGCTAGGAGCCCTCAAGTTCGCATCCAAGGCTATCAACCCCGGGCTAATAGAACTCCACGACGGCACCATCATACGCACCAAGAGCGCCGACGACCCCCGAAACCTCATGATGGAGGCCCCTCACGGCATCCTGGCCTGTGAGGGGTCCAACCTTGATCTGGAGACCTTTGAGCGCATCATGGGCAGGGCTGCGCCCAAACGGGCTTGGGTAATAATAGGCGGCACCCTGGAGTTTGGCGGCTCCGTCGGCTGGTTCCCCCAGATACTCACCGGTTGGCGGGACGGCCAGGATACCGCCTCCTTCGAGCTTCCCACTTGGACCAACCACTATCTCTATCCTGGTGGCCGCAACGACCCCGAGATACTGCGTCTAGAGAACGACTCCTCCGACCAGTTCTTCATGGAGAGGATTGCGGGGAAGCCGGTGCCCCCTCGTGGCCTCGTATTCCCCGAAATCAGGCCCGATATCCACGTAAAGCCCGTCGAATACGTCGAGGGCCACCCCGTTCACCTCTGGATAGACCCTGGTTACGCCGGCGCCTACGCCGTCAACGCCTGCCATATCTTCCACGATCAGGTCCATATGTTCGATCAGGTCTACGTTCAGGGTAAAGTTCTGTCTGAGGTCATGTGGATAGTCCAGCATTCGCCCTGGATCAACGATGTGAGGTTTGGAGTCATTGATATAGCGGGTTCTCAGCATCAGGGGATGCCCTCTCACGCTGAAATATGGCTCCAGGAACCCCCTGAAGGCATCGGCCTTTACCTCAATTCCACCAAAATCAATATAAATGAAGGCACGGAGCGTCTCAAAGGCTTCTTGAAGCCCCACCCCCTGACCAATCAGCCCAAAATCCTCATAAACCCTCGCTGTACGGGCATTTTGAGCGAATTTGGGCTCGTCCCAAACCCATTTGACGGCCAGACCAGGGCCTACAGGTGGCAAATCGACCACGAAGGCAATATAGTGGGGACAGTGCCGATAGACAAGTGGAATCACGCCATCAAGGCCCTGATTTACGGCATTTGGGACAACTTTGGCCCTGGTTATGTTGCGTCGAGACAGAAAATCGCAGTAAAGTATTGGTGATATGGCTATATTGAGCAACGAAGACATCATGGGGCTGGTGGACCAGTACGACTTGGACAACCTCAGCCTCCATAAGAGGATGGGCGAGGACTACGGCCGCTACCGCCTAGAGTCCTACAAGAACGAGCAGGGTTTCAAGAGCTACACCTCCAACGAGCCCATGACCTACGGGGACAAACTCATGTCCTGGATGGTCTCGGCCAAGCTCCTGATCCAGGTCCCGATGGAGGACAATGCGAGGGAACAGCGAGACGCCAACAACCTGATGGAACGTTTTATGTACGGCCTGCTGCGCCAGGTGGATGAGCGGCTGGCTCACCTGATGCTGCCCACCCTGCGTGAGCAACTTGCCTTCTACATCCCAGTCCGGGGATGGTTCGCCGGACGCTCCCTGCTGGTGAAGAGGAAGGACGGCAGCACCTATGCTGACATAACTCCCTTTGACCCACTCCACGTCTCCTACGGGATGGGCAGGGACGGCCTCGATTGGGTCTGCTACAGGGTCAAGAAGACCCCGAGGCAGATAAAGGCCCAGTACGGCGTCGATGTGTCCTACAATGGGAACGGCAGGGACAAGGACTCCTCCGAGCAGGGCATGGACATCTTCGACTTCTACGACATGAATGAGAACAAGGTCTTCACCGCCGACGCCATGCTGAAGAAGCCCACGGCTCACGGTTCTGAGCGGGTGCCTGTCTTCATGGGAGCGGTGGGCATCACCCCGCCCATACAAGAGGAAACGATGGACGGGACGATGGCCGAGTACGGTGAGAGCATCTACAAGGCCAGTAGAGCGACCAACGAGACCTTTAACTTCGCCATGAGCGTGATGACCGAGTTCGTGGCCCGCTCTCAGAAGCAGGGGGTCAAGGTAACGTCGAAAAGCGGGGCCAAGACCCTGGAGCAGAACCCCTACCTCGCCGGTGCCGAGATAGCCCTAGCGGAGGGAGAGGACATCAAGCCCCTGGGCCTCCTGGAGGTGGCGAAGGAGATGGGGGCCTACCTGGGCCTGGTGTCGGGCGAGAAGCAGCGCGGCACCCTGCCGCACAGCGTCTACGGCGACCTGGAGTTCCAGCTATCGGGCTATGCCATCAATACTCTGAGGCAGGGCATCGAGACTCCCCTGGTCCCTCGCATCATCGCGATGGAGAGCGCCTACAGGCAGGCACTGAACCTCCTGAAAGACCAGTACCTGACGGGCAAATTCGAGACCATGAAGTTGAGCGGTCGGGACCGAAACCGCCAATACTTCAATGCTGAGATAACGCCCGATGCCCTGCGGGACAACAACGATCCTGAGATCAAGGTTGTGCCCACCCTGCCCCAGGACGACATCGCCAAGTACAACGTGGCCCAGATCGCCCGGGAGGGCAACAACCCTCTGCTGCCCGACAACTTCATAAGGGATAACGTCCTCAGCCTACAGGACTCCGACCTTGTGGCCGATGCCCTCAAGGAGCAGGCGGGTGAAAGGATGCTGCCAGAGGCGGCCCTGTTCTCCATCATGCAGTCGCTGGAGAACCGAGGGCGCACCGACCTGGCCCAGTTCTACATGGCCCAGTTGTTGCAGCTACTTATCCAGAAGATGCAGCAGGGGCAGTATGCCTATGTGCCCGGCCAGGGCATCGTGGGGGGGCCTCAGCCCCAGGGGATTGACCCACGAGCGGCTCCCCAGGGTGCTCTGGGCCAACCACCTCCGCAGCCAACACCACAGGGTGGGCCGATAGCCGCCCCAGGGACTCCAAGGCCCAACAGGCTATCGGGAGATGACGTGCTGGCCCGACGACGTGAGGCGGGACTCATATAAAGGAGAGACGAGATGCCCAGTCATACAGTTGAAGAGATAGTCAAGCAGTTACGGGCTGGTCGAATGAGCCTTGAGGATGCCACGGCTCGTATAAGGAATATCTTTGTGCGAGAGGGGCGTTCTCCGCAGGCCGCCTTTGATGAGGCTCAAAGGACGGTGATAGGCTCTTTGCCTCAGCCCGCGGTGGGGCAAGCGTCACTCCCAGGAGGCCCAGGCCCAACACCGCTTACGCCGCCAGGTCCTCCAGGTGACCCCTTCCTAGACGAGATATGGAGAACCCTGAGGCCTCCGTCCACGCGGAAGGAGGGGGAGGTTATTTGGGAGCAGGAGTATCCGACCTTTAGCGACGATGCGCCTTATGGAGCAGGGCCAGGTGGGGGCGGTGTCCAGCCCTTTGTTCCCTCGCCTGGTATATCCTTCAGTGGGATACCCGAAGATGCGACGGGGCTACTATCAGAGGATTTCACTGGCAGAGAGGAGCTATTTAGCCGCTACTTAGCGGGGCTGGGACAGGCCGTTCCTGCCATTGCCCGCCATCTAATACAGCGGCGAGGCAATCCTCTATCGGCTCAGTTCCTGCTATCACAGCTCTCCCCAACTGTCGGGCAGGTTCCAGAGGATTTCACTGAGTTCTTGGGAACCAATCCTCAGCGTTTTACGGCAGGTCAGTACCAGCAGGCATTCCAGGGGTTGGCTCCTCTCTTTCAACAAGGCGCACAACTAACGGAGAGGCAGGGGCTTACCCTGGAGGAACTGGCTACTATCGATCAACGCACACTTACGCAGCCAGTGGCAAGAAATTTGATATCACAGAGCTTCCTTGCCGGAGTGCCTCCCGTTCTTCGTAGAGCGGCTGGAACCTATCTCAACAGAGCCTTTGACCAATACAGGTCACAGAATCCAGCGGGTGATCTCTTTGCTGATTTTGTAAAGAGGGGGTTCCGGCTCTAATGGTAATGCCAAGCGGTTTCTTTGGTCAGCCCCAGCATCCCTTCCCGCCTAGGCGAGCAGGGTCGCCCTTTAGTGGTGGCTTCGGGGACTTTGGCGCTCTGCACCATAATCCCCTTAATCCACCAACACCTCCTCCTCCAACACCGCCCCCACCCCCAGCATTCGACTTCCTTGAGGAAGAGCCCAGACTAGCCTACTATGGACAGCAGGGTCGCTTTGGCCGGTCTCCCAACCAGCGGAGGTACTTTCAGGATGCCTTTCAGAACATATTCAACCAGTACCTGGGGCAGTTGGGCCAGCAGATACAAGGAGGGGGTCAGCCCAACCTTCAGTTCACCGATTTCATCCGTGACTTCGACTTCAACCAGTCCTTTGCCAACCTTGCCCCTGGCGAAAGGGGCTTCTTTCCGAGCCGAATAGCTCCAAGGACACGGTTCCTTTTCTACTAAAGGGGGGACGATGGAAAAGACCTATCATCTTAGAGTTGAGATTCGTCATGGTGAGGGTGAGTGGGACTATTGGACTGTAACCTGTCCGATATTGGTGCAGGATTACCAAGAGAAATTGGCCCCTCTGCTCGATGACCTTTACGGGTCTGGTACCTACCCCGGCCTTGCCAATCCGCCCAAGCTAAAGGAACCTTCATTTCACGGCACTGGTCTATAAAGGCCCATGTCAACACTCAGCGATGAGGAAAGGCGGCGGTACGAGGAGCTGAAGAAGGTGTACGGCCTGGCTGCGTTTGCCGCTGCTCCTAAAGAAGAAGATGATATCGCTGAGGCCAAACTTTCCCCAGATGAAGCCCAAAACGTCCGGCTTCGCCTGGAGTACCAGAAACGTGGCATGGTGGCTGACACCAACCTGCCCGTGGGAGCCTCTCTCGCTGACCAGAACGCTGCCCTGAGCCGTAACCTGGCACTAAGGGGCACCCGAGAGCCTACAGGCTCCGTCCTAGAGCTTCCTCATCAAGTTACCGAGTACATCGCTGGCCTTGGAGTCTCCGCGGTGGACCCCAGCACCAAAGAGAGAGCAAGGGAACTCCGTGCCGAAGGCGTCCCTTCTGACCTAGCCAGCACCCAGGCTTATAGAGAGACCGATCTCCCATCATTCCGTAGGGTCCCGATCACCCCTGGTGCCATCACTGAGGCCTTTCTCCCCGATGCCGCTAAGGAGCAGGTGCCACTGCTTGGATTGGTGGGACAGGCTGCTGAAGCCCTCAATAAACTGCCTGGCGTCAAACGGGTGGATATCGGGATCAAGGGCGCTGTGGAGGCCACGGTGGATCCCATCAATATAGCGTTGGGCGCTGCTCCAGCCATAAAGGGCCTGAAGGCTTTGGGTACCAAGGCTGCCCGTTCCGCTGCCCGGAGAATCCCCGGCGAGGCTGGTGCTCTTTCAGCCCAAGTTCCGCCTCGTTTGCCTGTTGAATTGGAGATAAATT